CAGGTTTGTGAGAAGAAGCAGTGCGGAGGCAAGAACCCCCTCCCAGATCATCAGAGATGATGGAGGCTGTTCGCCAGAGCGCTACCATGAAACAAAAGTCGTTCGTGACATATTATAAACCCCTGTCAAATGAACTGTTATTGTTTGTGATGAACCCGAACTGGGCACAGATGTCCTCCGATATCAATCGGACTCAATCTGCAGCTACCGCTTCTCAACGGCGTGCCTCATCTACAGACAGCATTAAATGTAGTGGCGTCTGCGTTCACACTACAAGTCCTCTAAAGCCAAAGTCTTCGTCGTCAGGAAGGTCTTCTTCCTGGTCATGTTCTAGACTGTTGGCAACGTCGTCGAACTTACCTTAGTAAGCAAGACGGTTCAATTAACAATGGTTAGAGGGTCCATTGCTAATGTCCGCTGGTGAATGACTGAAGTCCCCGAAAGTGGGGTTGCGTTTTCCTAAATTGTCATTCGATTTGTCACCTTGTGACGCTTCTACTTAAGCGTCGGCCCATGACTTGGCCTTGTGCAGTAGGTCATCCATGCCTCGTTGTAATGGTTTCTGTAAGAATTGAGAACCTGGCAAGATGAGCGCAGCTGCTTCCGGTGCGGCTACCGTTAGCGCTGCTGCTACTGCGTCAGTGATGAACGTCGATGCCAGTTCGGGTGCGCCTGCTTCTATTAACTAATCTGCACCGTACTGGATCATCTTCATGATTCCGGGGAACAATGTCTCATCAAAGAATCCCCCTATCATTACGTCATCACTGTGTAACATCGCTTGTAATATTCTGTTCCTATTCTGTGCGTATCCCATGAAAATGCCCTTGGGTTTAATAGCTGCTACGACGTCCATTGTGGACTTACCCGCGCTCAAAGACGCGTGTTCATATGAGGCGAACCCTTTCTTATTTGGATCGGGTTGTCCCTCGAAATGTGTCGTGCGCTCTATAGTGAACGTCATATTAGAAGCGATGTTTCTCCCATACCACAAGCAGGAGTGTCGCTGAGCAAAAGTGTCCGCTACTACACCCAACACCTAGCGGTCTGCCTCTAGCTCGCGAATGGGCTACAAACGATACTGCCCATCTCCGTCATCATCCGACGCCACGATGCACCATAAACCAGAAACAGTGTGACTATAATTTAAGAATTTAGTTCTGCCCTTGTCACTGTCTGCCGACTGGTACTCAAATGCTCGCTCGTCGAATGGCCGGTAGTTCGTTTGCCCCACATAACCCACTCTGCCTCGTAACTCACCAACTTGGGTCTACGCTAAGTAAAGGCGCGCTTGGTCCTTCCCCACCCGACCAAGATTGTGCCCCAACGCGTAACCCGTTTCAACGGACAGCCCGTTCTGCCCGTACATCATGTCGAGCACACCCGACTCAGTTTCAGCAGAGGACGTCTTGCATATCTAGATACAGGAAGCTACCTTGACAACCTTGCTGAAATGAGTGTCCACATCGAACGTTGGAATGGCCCACCTTCCTTTAAAATTGTCAATAGGACTGGTGAACATGATGGCATGTGCTCTGACGGGACCGTCATTCTGCCCGTTTCCCTCTATTGTGGCTTGGATATCCGTAAGTGGCTTGTTGATTATGGCCTCACAGATGGTAGGGTCTGTGGTAGTCATAAAATCGTCCCTACAAGCCATTTCCATGTTAGCAACCACTATAAACTGCGACGCATTAATATCAGTGCTAGAATAGTCGCGGTATGTGGCAGTTTCTTCAGCCATTAATCGGGGAATGCGCACTCCGCTGACGGACGGGTGTGACGGGTCGACAAGTGCTTTCTGGTACTTGTGCTCTACTGCGTTCGGCATCATTTTCCTGGCGAGGGCCATGTTCTTGTTCACGTTCGCAGGAATTTGTGCTAAGGTATTAACGTCTATCACAGCAGATCCACGCAAAGATTGAAATTTGCGTTGCCATTGGTTGTTGATTTGCCGCTGCTGGTTGTAAGCCTCGTTCTGACGTTAATAACCCCGAACCAGTTCATCATAGTCTTCTTGGGGCACCATCCCCAACGCAAAACTATTTGTGTTTCGAGGCGGGCGGAGAGCATCATAGTCAGCCTCTAATTTCGTGGGCTCCGCCGTGAACTGTTTTGCTAAATAAGCCAGGTAGTTCTTCCAGAAACCTGAATTGACACGGGCTGCCTCCACCAGAAACCTCTTGTACTGCGACACATTGAATTGCTTGCCTGCTGGGTACTGTGCCACGTACCGTTTCCCTGTGAGGTCATAGTCAATGCCCAATTTGTCGTTGTGCGACGTAATTGGACGGAACATCTCTCGCCTTGCCAATTTTGCTCCTTTTCCCTTCCTTCGCAAAGTTTGATCCCAGTACTTCTTACTGATCCCCAATATAACACCCATCTTTGCGAATTGTGCCAAATCTTTGTACGCGTCGTCGTAGTCATCTTGCCCTTAGAGTACAAAGATAGGCACTTTGAATGTTCCTCCCTTAGGAAAATTGCCCTTGAGGTCAGATTCTGCAATCTGATTCATCGATGTGATCTCGACATAGCCAGCGTCTCCTTCTTTCCTCGCCTGTACCAGCTACACGTTCACGAGTCCGTACCCGTTGTTGTCATCGAGGTCACTTTTGGGCAGTTTGGAAGGCATGATCCTTCCGAGCTTGGGAACATGGTCGTCTTCATCCCAGACGACAAACTTACCATACGACATTGTTATTAGTTCTTTTATGCCCTCTGGGTCGCTGGTGACTATAGTGTAGTGGGGCACCATCTTTACCCGGTCAGTGTTCAGCCCAAGTCTACCGTAACACACAATTCGCTCGCGGAAACCGTACTGCTTGACACGTTTGAGCGCTTTGTTGTTGATCTTGAACGCGGTGGCAAATTGCGGGTAATCCTCCAGTTCGTATGGCGTCCATAATGCCGCATCGATGCCTAGTTCCTCACGCAACTTCAAGGTTGAGTCTATCATATTGCGGAAGTCCCTCCTCAACCCTTTCAGTGACTCTTCATCGATAGTCTGTCCCACTGCGGCGCGCTCGTAAAGAGCCTCCAACTTGCCATACTTCAGCCCCTCATGAGTACCGGCTTCTTCGTCCTCGACTACGGTGTAGTCAAAGTCGCGGCCACCCAGCGCTTTCGTGACTCCCGTCTAGAGAATAAAGCGTTTCTTGGCTGGGTCGATGATCTGGTACTTCTTGAAACTCACTCCATCTGCCGCAAATTTCTCCTTCCACAGGCCCAAAATAACACCGAGATACTCATACAACTCATCGGCGACCTGCGGGAAACAAAAGGCCATCGTGGCAAAATGTGCTTAAAGTTTGTGCAGATGCCTTTTGGATCCTGGAGCACACGTGTTGTCGAGGTTAACTGTGGCCTTAACAAAGTTCCAGCACATATTTTTACATGCTGTCAACTCGCCGCTCAGTTAACGTTGTGCCTCCACCTTACAGAACTCCCCCTTCAGCTGGTCTTGGCCGTGACCCGTGGCTTCTGTTACGTCCATGGTCAGAGAAAAGCCCATCTTGGCGGGTACCTCTTACATAATGCGCATGAACATTTCATCATTGACTGCTGCCACATTGTCGTCCCCTTCCACTAATGACGTAAATCTCCCGTAGTGGATGCCTCCCTCAGCTCTTATCGTAGCAATGCACTGCTCAAAAGACCATCCATAGGCCTCTATCATTATCTAGCAGCAGACGCTTTGCCACACTCCCCAATTGATCGCAGTGTTCCCTACAGACGTTGTTATTTTACCCGAGTCTCTGCTTGCAGGGGCGGCGATCTTCAGCCCTCTAATGGAAAAGTGCAAATCGCCTTTGGTCAGGGCATTCCAATGGTCGACGATGTGGGCCTCCTCCGGTGCGACGCTCGTGCGCAACATGACATTTTCCACCATTGTATGGTTCTGGTTTTGAGTGCTGTCAAACTGCGCATAGTCACTGTTCATAATCCACCGGTATGCAGCGGCCACTAAGGCGCAAAGTTTCTCACAAACTACCCCTGGGGTATCACCTTTTATAAATCCTGGTAGCTTGTAGTACACGGATTGCATGACCTTACCCACGTACCCAGAAAGTACGCGCGTGTACTTGGTGAAGAAACTGAGCAGACGAGGAGTCCGCATGGCTGCTAACAGCATTTCCGTTTTAATGCTCGCGGTTCGAATATTGTCGTTTGGGATTGGGCCGCGAGCTTCAACAAATTGCTCATGCTGTTTTAGGAATTCATCCTTCTCCTTCTGTGACCAGTCCTTCTTGTTGGCCACGTACTCTTCGACATACTCCACGATACTGCCAATCTCGGTGAAACCGACCTGCTCCCTTGCCCACTGCCCTGCAGCCTCGAGGATAAGCGCTAGCCTCACCCAAGCTTCGTTGTTGCTCGAAGCCGGTGGCGCACTGACCTTCTGATGGGCACCCTGCACCAACAACGCGTGGTTCGTCTCATTGGCGTGGATGGCATCGTAGTTGAACATGCGCATCGACTGATTGCCAATGACGTCTCGCTTCATCACGCCTTTTGCTATCTGCTTGTACAGCTGTTAGTCTCCGAGGAAGTACTTGTAAGAGACGTGATTCATGTTGCCTGGCACTGGTCCCGACCCTAAGATCTTAGCGGGTTAGTCAGCGGTTTCCTTGATCACGGGGGACTGCTCGCACAGTTTGCGGTAGGCGGGCGACGACACTGCATCGTTGACGATGCCCAGGTTTCGCAGGGACACAGCAACATTGCGCACGTGGTCTTGCGGGAAGCTGTCTTTGGATCCCCTGAATTCGAATCCATTGGTCACTGCGGATGGAGTGTTACGTATCTAGCGGAATCGCACATGACCAATCAGCTGATCTACCAGTTTAGTGAGCCAGTCCTTATTTTTCCATTTCCAGCACTCACATTCGCAATCGACTGGTGGAGCTGCCCCGGGGATCAATGATTCGTAAAAGGCTAGTCGATGTCTCGGTACGACAGGCATGCAATGTAGCCCTCGGATAGCCATGGTGAGCTGCTGGTTGAGCCCTGTGCTACTACCATACATGACGAACCCGGTAGTCATGTCTGGTGTCAGCAATTTCACAGTCATGGGGTCCTTGGCAGACACCCGAGTGAAAAACGCGCCGACTTGATGGGGGGACACACCGTTGCGACTCTCGGCTTCATGTTTCAATCTGTCTATATCTATGCCGAGATGTTTGACGATGTGGGGGTGAGCGTTGCTAAGTGTGGGATCTTACTGCTTCCATTGCCTCACCTACTGGTCATTGATCAGTCCCCGTGAGCACATTAACTCTATGGCTGTGACGAGTGCAGATAAGTATACGCAGTTGGCGCCGTCTCTCTCGTATCTACTAAGATCAGTGGAGCCTACGTCAAGGGCGGACAGTGAATGGCCGTAGAATGGGCTGCCCTTGGTCTCACTTTCCTTGTCGTAGCAACTGCTGAATGAAATGCTCTGAGGGCGAGCGAACGAGCAGTTGTTTACGACCATGCCATCAGTGAATGTGAACTGATCATCCGGGCAACCTACCTTCTTGAGGATGTCGGGATGACACACGGCTTCGTCTGCATGTATTCTGATAGCGTGATACGCTCCGCGGTTGATGACAATAGCATAATCACCATCGGGTCTACCTGTTGCAAGGAGTTCTGACAGGCCGAGGACGTCTGTCACGGCGTAGCGCTGCGCAGCGGCTGATAGTGGAAGTGGGCTCGAATAAAGCTAATAGTGAGCGTTAGCCTCGAAATTCTTGTCTTTGCCAAAGCCATAAGCCGTCTTATTGATCTGGCACCCGTACGCAACTAGCACTTCTTTGAGGCTGCAATTCACGGCGGCATCGCCCATGGCTGTGGCTGCGCTCAGGACGGGTTGCACATCGGCAGAGTTATAGAACCATCGCTCGTATTTGCCCCCGAAGAAGATGATCTCGCGGTGTGACATGGCCAAGAGAATATCGGCGAAACCATGGTGGACTTCAGGCCCGTGGAAGCACAAGCATGGGAAGTCATCGGCCCATGCTGCAGAGCAGACCGTCACTGCGTTATAGAATTTGGTGACTGGGTCTACTTCTGTGTCGACCACCCACACTGGCGATTGGATGACCTCCAGTTGCTCGAGAAAACTGTTGAAGCTATTAGTGAAAGTGCTAGTTTTCCCTTCCACTCTGAAGAGAGCTGGGTCAGTGTAGTGCATTGCTGGGGCAAGTGGCGCTGGCGCTTGGGGCCCGAACGCGTGGATCGTGGGTTTCGACTGGATTTCGCCGTCGTAGAAAGTCCCCTCCTTAATGGCTTAGCGTATGCGAGCAACGTCTTATTCGAACGCCTGACGGTCTTGCTGGTATTACACGCCAGGGTGGTGCCATGTGTTGGGACGGCCGCGGGTGTCGAATATGGACCTCAGCATGTGCACGCCTTTGTTGTATATTGGCGGTGGGGGCATGTCGGAAGCTGAGGTGAGCTCGAAGGAGTCGATGGGAACCTGTTTGCGTGCTCGTTGACGCTCTACGGCTTGTTCCAACTCGGTCCTGTGAAACTCTATACCGGAGCGGTAGTAGCCGTTCTCTACTCTCTCGTCTGTCTGGCGTGGCCAATCCATACCTAACTTCTGACCGTCCTTCAACATTATCTGCGGTCCTTTGGCAATAGCAGCGTCGAAATCGTCGTCACTAAGCAGCGGCGTGTCGTCGGGCAGATATTCCACTTGCTCGATCTCACCATCGGACACGTTGAGCGCTCGTGGGCTATTATCTGGGGATCGATTGATGACAAACTCTTCTTCGCTCAGGTGGCCGTCAGAGCCATCCAACTACTCAGCAAGCTCTTCAAGCGAAACGGCCCCTTCGTCTTTGATCATCGACTGTTGCAATTCAGTCGGGGGGGCTGGCTTCTTGAAGAGGTTGAACAAGCTTGTCTTAGCAGGGGACACAGGCTTTGCTTCGTCGTCGAGCGTGGGCTTTGGTGCAGTGTACGGGTTCTCTGGTGGCTGCGGGTCAGCTTGTGAGTGGACAGGCGCAGCTGGCGTATTATCGGCGATTGGCGGATCCTCCTTGATCGGTTCTGCGTACTGTGCGAGGGAACTACCTTCGAACTCCTCGTACTGTCTCACGCAGTCTCCACTCAGCGAAAACGATCTGTTATGGCAAAAACTGATGGATACTGGGGCGAGACTGGGCAGAGTACGCACCGGTGGGCTGTCTGATCTCCTGAACAACTTGTTCCACACTGATTGCGTCATCCTGGCTACGCAGTTGGGCTGGGGTAACAAATCATCCCGGCAGATGTTCACTCGCGCCGACTGGGGCTGCACAGCTGATTCGAAGTGAGACTCCACGAGGTCACCTGCTTGTGACCCGGCATCAGACAACGAGGTGACGGAGAAGTAGGCTCCATCGTCGTTAAGCATCGTGTTGACTCGGTGCCCTCTGTCACTGGTGAAGTCATGTGGGTGGCTGTGATGGGTGGGCGACACTCTCCACCATGGAAGCGACATTGCTGCTCTAGGGTCCGCGACGGCAAACATGGAATAGAACTCTTAATGTCGAGGCACGTAACCAGTGGTGATGAACAGTACTAGGTTCTTGAGCAACAACACCAAGCTCTTTTGGTCACACCGTTTGGCGAACTGTTCGTCAATGTGCAATCTGGCCAGCAACATCTGCAACTCCACACAAGCCGTAAAGTGACTCTACACCATCTCGGGGTCCGTGAGGTCGCAATTGGGGAAGGCTCTACGGTAATAGTCCACATTGATGGCGCAGGACCGCGACGTTAAGAACGCTGGTATGTTTGACAATAGCTTCCTGACTCCATTGTGCAACAGACTGACTGTGGTGTACCGACCTCGCCCGGCCTTCAACAACATTCCCTGTAGTGCTTGAGCGTTCATGTCAGCAACTATGGAGTTGAGAGCCAGTGAGAACGCGTTGGTGTAAGTCACTGATCTAATGCTGGACGATGAGTTGTAAGACGTCTCTAACATTCTGACTGCGTGAGTGTTCATTTCCTGCTGAAGCGCCTTGTCCGCTGGGTAATCACAGTATATCCCGGACGTGCGGACGACCTCGACGCCGTGCATGTACTACTTTACTGCACTTGCGTCGTCGGGGGAGTTCTTAGCCGCCAACTAGTTACCATTGACCTTGGTTGGGTTGGCTAGCACCGCGACCGCTGACGAAACGTGGAGGCTCCGGTGTCGGCCTACCAGTTTCACGTCCATGTCCAACAGTGGTGTGAGTTTGGTGCGTTGGTAGCCAATCGTGTTGCCCGACTGTATAATGTCCTTTCCTGATGTGGACTTGAGCGTGTGTCGGGGAATTGAATCTACGGTCCTTCTTGACCCATAGCGAGTGTAGAACTCAGCACACATGAAGGACTAGGTGAACAGTTGATCGGTGTAGTCTATAGTCTTGTAGCCCCTGATCTCGTGCTCCTCCACCGCTACTTCATGTTTCTGGTGCGCTAACACCCCGTCTCGCACACTGACGTACTACTCCTCCTGATTTCGTGTGCATTCCTTAACGAAATACTCAGTGTTCACAGTAAACACGTTGACGTGTCGCGTGGAGTCGTAGTAGTTGGCGACGCTAAGGTTGTGGGACGAAGCCATGAGAGTGGATCCTTGCAGCGCGTTGCATATAAGGTTGGCACCGATGTACCAATCGCCGTTACTGCAGGAGTATGACACAGCTTCGTAGTTGCGCAAGACGTTGAGATGGGCTTCATCAAAATCGTGGCGATACACGGTGTGCCCGAGCCTTTGTCCAATAGCTGCTTGGGTTGTGTCGAACATGCCGTCGTCATGCTGGTAATGGATAACCTCCATCCCTGGTGGCCCTATGGCTTTAAAGTAAGCGCTGGGTTCCTCTGTGTGCTTGGCACCTATCACCATTAATGCAAAGGAGGTGTTGGAACGGACAGCCACACGGCAGTTGTGGGGATCGCACGGTTGTAATACGTCTTGTGGGTACTTCATGTGGGAAAATATTGCAGCGTACCCGCAACGCCTTGTTTCAGCCTGATTCTCATGCGAATCCACTTCAGTTAGGCCCCTCTCATTGGGCTTGTATCCGCCTGACTTGTACGTCGTCTCCAAAATCACTGACGTGGCGGCGTACACTATGGCTCTCTTGGCGGCCTTCATAAATGCCAAACTCGTTTTCATCGCTCCTGCTTGAGCAGATGAGGCGACGACCCCAAAGTCCTGAAGCTGCCAGCGCTCGTGGCGGCACGCCCATTTGAAGTCTTTGTCGGGGGTAATCGGCGACGTCGCCAGTAACATCAATTCAGCCAAGTATAGCAAGTGTTTGGCTTCAGGCGTGGATCGCGACTCAACGAATTTGGTCCACCGGTCTGACAGTTGCTCCCAATTCCAACTGTGGCCATATTCGTACATGGCATGGCGGTCGGCTGCTGTTAGCCCTTAATTTTACTCACCCCGCTCGAAGTCTACGTGCTCTCTATCTGCCCTGCCCCTTTCTCCCATGCCCCTGGGGTTATACGGCAGCACGTAATTCGTCTCGAGCCTCCTTGACCACTTAACACGGTACTCCCCGACTGGCCATATCGATCGGCCCTGGAATGTCGGCAGGTCATTGCCAAATCTGTTCTTGCAATCCTGCAGTATTGTGTACCTGTTAGCCCCGAACTGGTACTGAATGACGCGACCCTGCAACTGTCGGTTGATGATGATTCCTCCCTCTGCGTCTGCCTCTGGGCCTTTAGGGGGTTGTACGTTCTCACTGGGGCCCGATTGTGGCGGTCGCCTGTAGTGCACCTTCTCCATCCTGTAGCCATCATCCCCTTCCTCGCTCCCACGTTTGTAGTAGGTTGCCCTCCGCTTCTCCTACGGTTGGTCCGCTACTTCGGACTTCTTGTTATCCGCCTTCGTTGAATCCAATCCTTTCCTCAGACCCGTAGTCATTATGAACTGCTCACCGTATTTAGACCCTGCGAATCCAACACATCTGAATTGGTTGGCTTTGGCTGGTCGGACGGCGTGTGACGCTCCAGGCATAAGGGGAATGGTACGGTTGTAAGCCGATCTCGATTTGCGTTTGGCGGCCGTTTTGGGTTTCTCCTTCGGTTTCTCTCCTTTGGTGGTCTTAATTTCGGTCTCTCCTCCGACCAGGACCAATTTGTCCCGTTTCACCAATTTAAGGGTACCGTCTGCGGGTACCTCGGCTGCTGGGATTGTCTGCGCGACTGGGGCCTCTCTGTATTGGCAACGCAGGACGGCGGCATACTTGCATCCGAACAAGCCAATTCGCTCTGCCACCATTGGAACAATCAACTGCTGCCTCCTGGCTGTCTACATGACCTTAGCATGTTCCTCCTCCGTTCGATAGAGTTCGCGAGCCACGGCTTCTGTTATCACATCAGAATCAATCGCCGACACCGTGACATTCGCTTCTGCCAGCCGGAACTCTTACATGACACTCATGACTGCCACCTAGTCATGCTGCAGCACACCTCCATGACTCACCAGCATTTTCCTCCTGACATCAGCCATCGTGCTCAATTGTGATGGCTGGTTAACCCATTTACGGAACTTCTGGGCTCTGACGCACTTTCTCACCGCTACTGCTGCCAATTTCTCTTGCTTGGTCAGCACCACCACCGGCTATGGGCGTACCACTTGCTCACCCTCTTGGCCTCCCTCACAAATCTCTCCCATTCGCTCGCCGGTTGGTTCACCCCTGATCAAATCAACTTTACCCCGTGGTTGCACCACCCATTCAAAAGCAACCGATCGCTACTCATCAATCTTCCCTCCTTCGGTGCCGACTTAGTAGTTAATAGTGAACTTGTCACCTGGCCTCTTTCGGAACCCATCAGGAGCCACCACCTTCTTCTCCGGCGTAAGGATTATTTCTGCTGGCCGCTCGCTCAACCTACACGTGAGCAGCATGGTCGCCGGGTGGCAATGAGTAGATGTTGTCAACCCTCTGTAGTTACTCAGTACTCGTATATGTACTGGCCCCTGCCTCACCCACGTAAATCGCAGTTACATGTGAGCCACTCCATCCTCTCTAGTGACTACAAATCCAGCTCCTTGTGATGTTTGTAACTTGCGTGATGCCGCACCCCAAGATTTGGTCCCTCCTGGTGACATGGACCACAGCTCCTGTTCTCCCACTGGGTGGCATACACCGGTCATGACCATTTTAGCAAACGTGGTCATCCACCCGAAATTCTCGATTTCTCCCACCGGCTTGTCAGCATACAGTTCCACCTGCTCCATCCATTAGGTGTAAGTGAGAGCGTGAACCAATGCTTGCGGGACCCCTCCGGTAGTCCAAGCCGCCATGTCAATTGCCGCTTTGTACAGATGCGTAAGGTTGTGGAGCGTCGTATGTGACAAATCCAACAACCTTTCGTCGAAAGGCAATTTCACTGGGCTCGAAAACTCGTCCCCTCGGTCGTTTGTGAATTAGTCTTTGTGCTGAATCACCTCCGCCTGTGATTCTAGGATGGGGTCATTAGCAAACTCGGCCACCTCACTCATTGGCCGTGGGTCGCTGTAAGCAATTGGCGACTGCCTGTGGTCAAATTTCCCCAACACATGACTGTTCGTCCTCCCCAACAAAAAATGTGCAAGCGCGAAGGGAATCATCTCAATGTCATCCTTCATCTTCATCAAATATATGCGCTTGAGTGCCAGCCACGTCTCTTCTGGCTGAACGTAGGGCTTCTGCACATGACTTAATGTGCGTTTCGGTTGGTAATGCTCGATAAGCAGTTTGCCCGTCTTCGGCGCTTCTATCGGGCTTGATTCGTCGTCCGAATCCTCATCGCCATAATCATCTGCTGCGGACGCGACGACCTCCTGTATCTAAGCAGGTGTGCGGGCACTAACCTTAGCGGGCGCGTCTCGCTTCACTGGTTGGTCCACTCTACCGTGTTCTTTGCCCGTGGGCTTAGGACGCCCTGCCGCTCCCCCGCCTCGACCGCCTCTCTGGACTGGCTTCCCTCCCCTAGTGGCTGTCTGGCCTGGCCGTGACTGTGGACGGGACTGTTTGCCCTTCTGCTGGTCCTACTTAGCCTTCTGCTAGTATTGAGGCATACCGTACATCTAGGCATTCGAACCTTGAGGCACACCTATGGCGTGGTGAATGCGCTACTAGGTGGCGGCGCTCGTGAATTCAGCCCAGGTGGCAGTGGGTAAACAGTCTACACGTGGCCCAAATGGTCTGAAGTAGTAGACATGACCGCTGTGGCAATACCATATAGCCGGCAGCTGCACGCGTTCTTCCTCCCATTCCTCCATTGCCTGGGTGAGAAGCCACTCGAGCGTGGAGGAATTGTCCACTACCCTAGTTTTGGTAACCGTGCCAGCAGCTTTCAAGGCGGCTAGTGGGATGTGACCTGCCACTTGGTTGGGTCCGTCAAGGACCTTCATGGCGTTACAGGCGTCGACCTGAGTCACTGTGGCATCAGGGATCAGTCGGGCTGCGACTGCGTGCTTACCACAATCGGGACCTGGGAGACTGATGACTTCCCAGCCTGTCGTCATGAAAGCACTCACCGGGAACACACTGAAGCTGTCGTCAAATATGTGGGCCTCGTAATGAGCACCGCACTTGCCTCCAGCGTAATCTTGGATGTGCTGAGCACTGGCCGGAATGAGTCTGACGCAGAAGTCATCGATGAGGGATTTGACGGAGTAATGTTTCGACTCCAATGAACAACCCATATGTTCAAACCTCCACTGGAGCTCATCACTGGCCGCGCTGTTGGCCGTGGTCTGAGCTTAGTTAGTAAAGAGATGAGAGGGGCCCATGGGACCAGCTCTCACCGAGTTTCGAGCATTGTATGACAACACCATACGGAAAAAG